ACATCCCACTTAGGTACTTCTCCTGCCCAGAGTAATGCTAGAACTTGTCTAAATGCTTTGGCCCAACCCTCTTTGCTATCCTTAACTATAATAGTTGTATCACTATCAAACATGGTGGGTACTTCAGGTAGTTTAGATATGTATTGCCGTTCAACACTAAACCCGACACCTGTACCGCACAGTAGTATAAACATAGCTTCATCAAAGCTTTTAGGGTCATCAACTGGAAGGTAACTGCAGTTGTACCCTGCTGTATTGTCTCGCTGCAAAGCTGGACCTGCCGTCATCATCGCTCTCATTGATGGCATTACTTGTAGTGATACTATTGCATCATATAGTTCTTCCCTAGTATCTGTGTCCATACCAGTTGTTTTGTCACATACTTCATCTATGTACCTGGACACGGTTTCATGCCAAGTTTCTCTACGGCCCTCGGTGTCTAACCACCGTGCATAGCGTGATTTGTGAATGAATGATTGATAATCTGTTGGTAAAAAAGTATTAGACATTGTTGTTTTCCCTCTATGTTCTGCCGTAAAATTCTGTTGGTGTTTTATTTTTTTGATCAAAAAGATACCAAGCGCAGTTATCCTTGCCTGTGCTAGTACTATCTTCTATCCATTTTACTCTACCTACACTTACAATGCGACTGCAATATCGTAAGAAAGGTGTAGCTTGTTTAGTGTGCATCCAATCAGCATCAAATAGTAGCCAGGACTTTCCTGATGCTATAAAGTTTTCTATGATTGGATGTAAAATTTCTCTGTCCCAAGGGGGATTTGTAATGCAATAGGTAGTTTTATTAAATACTTCCCACTTAATTGTTCGAGCATCTTCTTTCAGAATGCTACTTCCTTTAGGCTCAATGTCTGTTGCCATCTTACATACGCCATTAGTTAGCTCTGTTAGGTGTTGTATTAGTCTACCATCTCCAGCACAGGGCTCAACGTAGTAAAACCACTCAGGCAAATGCTCAAGCAAAGGAAGCACTGCAGCTTTAGGCGTAGGATAAAAATCCCTTTCAACTCTTTTAAAGTTAGATCTCTTACCCATAATCTTTTTCTTTAACCTTTATTTTTTCTATCTTAACATCATCAATATCATGTAAGGAGTTAGCAACTACGTCTTTAACATCCTCTTCGTGAGCTTCTTCTACTAGAGACAATATATTACCGTCCTCGTCAACTTTCATAGTAAAACTAATATGAAAAGATTTAAAGCTCATCCTTTGTTTGCCATACGTTCTGAATATGTAAGAAGTCTATTCATATACCAAGAGCTTTTCTTTAGATCTTCATCACCATTTTTATATTGTTCTCTCCAAGTATATTTTATCATATTACCTTTACAGTAGCCCCTAAACTCATCGGGTGTAAGTGCTGCTTCAATAGCCTCTATACACTCTATACCTGCATGATTGTAATGAGGGGGTTGATTAACCATGTCGTTACTCATGCGTTACCCTTTGTTTTAGATGTAGGACCAAACTTAATAACTTGACCTCCGCTAGTTTGAATCTCAACTTCCGCTAGTCCATTGATTTCTTCATCTGCATCCCGTTCAAACATTTCAATTACTTCATCTCTACGTTTCTCTACTACCTCCATAATATTCGGGTACTCGTGAGCAATGTCTAAAAAAGCTGATAAGAACGTGGCACATTTTATTAGATCGCTAAGTATAACTTTATCTATATTACCTTCTGGTCCCATTGCTAAACCTGTAGATATCATACCACTCCAAACGCCATCTTCATCATAGTTTATTGGTCGTAGTACTAATGCTACTTCATCATCTGATAATGTGTAACCCATTATATATCCTTCCTTTTTGTTTTTAATTTAATTACGGTAGCTTTATTGTACCTACCTTTTTCTAGTAACCATTCTAATGGTATAACTCTATGAGCCCATTTGAAGCTATTCTTTTCACACCACCCTGAGTAGCGAGTTTTAGAACCTTTATATAGTTTAGCTTGAGCATTACTAAAAACAAACCTTATATCTAATTCAGGATGTTGTTTCTGAATAGCTAAATGCTTGCGCCTATCTTCATTATCGAACAGCCCTTTAGCTTCGCATATAATGCCGTTGTCTAGTTGGAAGTCAGGAGTATAAGTTCTATACCGCAAGTCTTCCCACTGAACTTTAAGCAGTTCGTAGCGTACTTCTTTTTGGTGATGTGTTAGGTATTCAGCAAGTGTTTCTTCGAGGCCACTTCGATAGCGTCTAGAGTTGTGTCTGCGTCTAGCCTTTGTCTTTTTTACCATCGTCAAGAAGAGCCTTTAATCTAGTGGTTTGTGCGCTTCCCATTGCTTGAGTACTTTTGAGTGCATAGATTGCAGACGCAATATCCCCTTTTAATTTTTCTTCTGTTACTTGTCCTTGATGTATATTTTCAACTAAACCTTTTTGTTCATCTGTCATATTATCCGTTTCATATTCTTTTTCTTGAAAAGTTATTTTTACCATTATGCTGCCTCATTTTTATTTAAGATCTCTGATGGATCATATTTTTTTAATAATTTCCAGTATGACAAAAGACTTTTGAACATATCTAGATGTCGTTCATGTGTATCTTTATCCCACTTATGTGTTAAAATTAAATCTGGGGTTTTTCTATCTACAAAGATTGATACTCTTTCTGGCTCTTCAAATTCACATCCGTGTGCATAAGCTGACAATTGCATTCCGTGATCATCAAATACTAACCTAGATGCCTTCTTATCTTGTAACCCGTCCTTGGTTTTAAAGTCAACAAATATTCCTGACTTAGAGTACAAATCTATTTTACCACCATATCCTAATTTAGAACAAAAAGAATCTTCAGCAACCCACTCTTCACCAGGAAATGTTGTGTCCAAATATTCTTTAATTTTACGATACGGTTTTGTAAGAGTTCCTCCAGCAAAACCTTGCTCAATCATGCCATGAATAATTGTGCCTCTCTCTGCAGCTTTACGACCTACTTCTTTTGAATCTTGCTTGCAACGATAAGTAAATGCTGCAAGACTTTCATCATCTTTTTGAGTTAAGTTAATTGCTGAATTAAGAGCTTGATCTATCTTCCAGTTCTCTAACTGAGGTTTTGCTGACATTCCAATAATAGTTGTAACAGATGGTACATAACCGTGCTGACGGGCATCACGAAGAGTAGTGTTTCTCTCTTCTCCGTTTGCCCCTATTATAGTATATGTTGCTGCACCCTTTTGATCATACCAATGTCCAGCTTCACTCAACATCCACAAACTCTTCTACAAGTTCTGACTGTGCTTCACTAAGTTGTTCTACGTTGTTTTCTTTCCATAAATTTAATGTTAAACCGTCAATATATTCAATCCACTCATTAAATTTTAAAAGGTTATCAATATCTCCGTCAAGATAATCACCTTGCTGTACCTTTTCTATTGTCACAGAACTCCATATAAAACCTGTGTCGTGAATTTCAGAACCCAATGTAAATCTACTCTTTAATAAATTTTCAGCACATTTTGCTTCTAATTCTAATTTTTTAGCTTTCTTTGCTTTTCTACGAAGATCATCCTTCTTAGGAAAACCTAATTGATCTGCGGAATATTTTTCAATCTCATTAAATTTTTTATCTATTTCACTTAAACTCTTCCTATTTTTAACATCAAACAAAAAGGGTATAGGCTCTTTAATATCTATAAGGGGCATTCCAAATTCATCCAAAGCCTTTCCATTAAAATCTATTGTTCCAAACAAAAGTTTATGTCTTTTAACATCATTAATTCTTTTTTTATAATCCTCTGACCTATCTTTCCAATAATCATCAAAAAACTCAGAACAAACCTCATTAGGTATTCTACCTAGATTAGTTCCTCCAGTAGAATCTTTAAGTACCTTTCCAAAAACAGAACCCTTTGCCATCATTGATTTATTTGGTTTATTATTTTCTACATCAAACCTGCCCCACTGTTCCCTATAAGTAAGAACTCTAATGATTGGATTAATACAGTACACCTTAATTCCGTCATCTTGTTCTAATTCATACGCTCCAGCAGGAATGACTTCGAGGTTCATGTCCTTGCCTTCAATATTCTTAACTCCCATGATAGCTTTACCTGTAAGATTTAGCCTAGCTAGAGTAGAAACCTTTGATCGTTTATTATTATTATTATCACTACCTGATAGTTCGATAGAAACACCAACTAATTCAGCTAATGTTTTTTTATTCCCTTCTGGAATTACAAGTTCTGAGTTCATCTTTTTACCTTTGTTTTTTAATGTGTGAAAGAGTTACAGTTATACTATATAACGTCCTCTAAGTCAAGCCAATTAGGGCCAATTTTTGCTTCAAGTAACATAGGAACATTCATCTTTATATCGAATGCTTCTTCTATTATTTGATCCAAATCTTTATTTAAATCTGCTATGATTTGTAGTACATATTCTTTTTCGTGAGGATGTATATCTAAGACAACTGAATCATGTACTGAGTTAACTATAGATGTTTGCAATAGCTCTAATCTTTTATCGAGCTCTAATAGTACAACGGGTACAATATCTCCTGTAGCAAAGCTTTGTACTGGGAAATTTTTTATCTTAGTAAAATGACTTGGCTGACCATTCATCCTACGTTCAACATCTGGAAATGCAAACTGTCTGCCAGAAGGTGTCGCAATCTTATTGTATCTTAAAGCTTCTTCTCCTAACTTCTTATGCCAAGCAGCAATACCTTGATACTTTTCATTAAAATGCTTGTAATATTTAAACTCCGCATTGCTTCTGCCATACCCACTCGCCCCGAAAAGTGGTGCAAACGTATGTCCCTTCGCCACCTGTCTAGTTGTAGGTTGTCCTGCATCACTTATTACTTTAGCTGTGTATGAGTGAACATCAAAGCCTGTATCTATCTCTTTCATGGCTGTTTTATCTTGAGATAAATATGCAGCTACACGAAACTCAAGTTGTGCGAAGTCAGCCTCCAATATGTGACCGCCCTTCCAGCGAGATACAAATACACGTTTAACAGGAAATGTACCACCACGAGGCATGTTCTGCATGTTAGGATTACGACCACTAAATCTTCCTGTTGCAGTAATGTGTTGTGTTAAACCAACGTGCAGGAACCCTGTCTCTTTAGTATAAATTCCAATACCATCCACAAAAGAACTTAGATAAGTTGATACAGCAGACAACCTCTGAATATCAGTTAAGAATTGAAGAGCAGTCGTGTGGTTGTTTGTCTTAGCTGTAGCCATAAGTATATCTAGGTTTCCTTTGCTCGTACTAAAACCATTGTTACTAACCCATTCTTTTTTAGGAGGTTTAAACATTAGCCCAGCAATCTTTTGAGTATCTTTAAGTTGATATCCTCTAGATAAACAGTCGGAACATTTACTTGGATTCTTAAAGTTAGAACCATCTTTCTTTATCTTGTAGTGACTACCTTCCCCATTACATTTAGGACAACTAAATGCTACGGTTCTTTTTATTATCCTACTGTTAGTCTTGATAGCCTCTTCAAACTCTTTTTTATTCTTAGTAAAATTAATTATGTCTACCCATTCTTTTTTATCTATCACTGCTCTACTATAGATAACCTGGGATATTTGTTCTGGACTATTTAAATTTATAGGCGTGTCACCCATTAGTTCTCGTATCTGTATGGCTAACCTATTTTCAATAGCTATCTTTTCTTTCTCGAACTCTTCTCTTACTCCTTGAAGGGCTCGTCTATCCACCCTGAACCCTCGCATATACATTCGGGTGAGGGCTCTGCAGACTCTGAAGGTAATGTCTCGAATTCGATCCATTCCGTTGTACTCGCTTTTGGCGAAGCCTTCGGCAAGAGTAGCAAGGAACAACTCGGCAGTAGTATCAATGTCGCAGCCAAGATAATGTGTAAGCTCTTTAAGGGGAATTTCATTGGTGTTGTATCCTTCTTTAAAATATTGTTTGAGGGTATCGTCTTTTTGAAAGTTTAATTTTCTACGTTCAGCACATGCCTGTAGACTAAGGGGTTGTTTCTGTCCTCGCTGCAACAAATACTCAGCAAGCATAGTGTCATAAATCTCTCCGTCATATTTAAATCCTGTAGACCAAAGCCACATTAAATCATGTTGAGCGTTATGCATAATCAATAAAGTTGTCTTGTCTAGTATGCTTTGGAGAAGTCTACTATTATCACCACAACGGTCATTGTACTCTACATGTTCAAACGTAAATATGTTGCGTTGCTCTGGCGTATCTACATTCTTAGTTCCAACCTGTACTAAAAAGTTTGTCTCCTCAAAAGGGTCAAGTAATGTTTTACCATCTCTCTTGGTAACTGTGTTCTCTACATCAAGTACTATCCTCATTTCTTTTTTACATATCTTGCACCAAGACACTTGTAACATGTCTCAGCATTAACACTAACATTATCTGGATCTGATGGGAAAGACTCAACTTCATATATAAGTCCTCTCCCCTTACAAACAAAGCAGTAAACTTCATCTTCGTTCTTAAAAAATCTCATGCTGTATACTGCGCTATATCGCCCTGAAGATTACAAGTAATAACTCCCTGCCAACCCGTTAATTTATTCTTAGCTATATTTAAATGTCGTATTGTATCATTCATTTCATTACCTTCCATCACAGGATCTTTTCCTATTAATATAATTAGATCAGCCTCAGCCGCCTTACCAGTCTTTGAACCCTCAAGCATAGATTGATCAGGTTTCTTGCGTCCTTCAGCCTCAGCACTCAATTGCGATAGCCAAAACACAACACAATCATACTCCTTAGATATGTTCCTGGCATGGATTGCTGCATCTCTCAAGTAAACATCTGACTTATCTGATGTCCTGGGTGCAAATTTATCTCCCATATCTAGCACTAATATGTCAGGTCTATGAGATTTAACTACAGCCTCAACCCAAGACAAATCTTTGCCTGTAGAATCTTTAATCTGTATGTTTTTATTTATCTTATCATAGCGCATTGATGCCTTAGCACTGTTCTCTTTTATCTCATCTAAAGACATGGTTGTAGCAGCCGACAGGTATCTTGCACCCACCCGATGGGCAGCTTCTTCGTTACATAAAACCATACACTTCGCACCCTGTGATGCAAAGCCGTTAGGAGAAGCCACTACAGAGGCGTGGAAGCTAGTCTTTCCTGTGTTTGGCCTCGCACCGACAATAACGAAGTGACCCCCACTACAGCCCTCTACATTGCGTCTCAGGGTAGGTATGTTAAATTTCCATTGTGTCTGTGTTTCATTAGATTTTAGTAAAGTACTTATACTCATGTCCTCAAATTCCACTTTTAAGTTAGGTTTAAAATCATCTTGATAGTCTTCCATAATTTTTCGTAAGGGCTCAAGACTATCTACTGTGCCATTTACTAAGTTAAAACCACAGTTAGCTACCTCTTCCCCGACACAATGCCTAAACATTTTAGACATAACATCTTCAGCTACTTCTTTGTTTAATACTGAACTACTTTCTATTTTTCTAAATATGTCATAGAAAAGTTTCTTGTTAGCTGTAGTCATAGTTTTGTTTGAACTATAAAACAGTGCTTCTACATCAGCTAAAGAACAGGTATCATATGTTTGTACAGCTTCATCTAAAGTATGTTTGACTCTTCTGACGTTTTTAGTGAATAGTTTTTCGGGACATAGTATTCCTTGATGCGAATTATAAAATTCCTTGTCCGATATTAAAGTTTTAATTAAATTGTATTCCGTCATATTGTCTTTTTCTCCTGCCCAAAAAAGCTCCATTTCTATCCCAACTAAAGAAACGCATAGGAATAGGGTAGTAGTACCATCTTAGTGGCTTAGACTTACCTGTGTTCCAACACTCTTTAACTGCGCCCCATCTACCTATCTGTACTAAACCTACACACGCATCAAACTTGTCTGGAGGTTTTCCTGTAACTGTAACAGATAGTATCCTGTTCATTTTATTATTTACACAATGCCATTAATAAAGTCTTATCATCCTCTTCCTTGTACTTTATATCATCCTGCAAGAGCATAGCAATTGTGTCTACTCCAGTCCAAGACGCTACATCTCGTTTATATGTCAAGGTTTTCTTTGAAGCATCTCTATCTAAAGCAATTATTACCTTAGAATAATCTTGTAAATACTCCATATGCTCTTCATTCATTACTGTGCCTAGCAAGGCTACTCCTGTGACATTAGGACACACACTACATATAGTATGTGCACTAATAACATCTTCGACTACAACAGCAACACCATTAGAAGTACCCTGGCAAGTCTTGTATAGGGTAGCAGCCCCAGTATACTTATACCATTTAGGTAAAGAACCATCCAAAGACCTTCCTACAGCATCAATTAATCTATTGTCCTCATCATGGATAGGGAACACTGCCCTCTTATCTCTAACGTCATATTGTAATTGAACGTGTTCTAATCCCCAGTATGTTTTAAATCCGTTAAGGAGGTCGCTGTCATCTTTGTATACAACATAAGGGGGAACTTCCATTAAGTTTAACTTATGGCAGGTATCTTCTTGCCACTTAGTATCATTTATTTTTCCTAGCTTTTTCTTAACCTCATGGGCTTTCATACCTAAATACTTTGAACCCTTGGTCTCGCACCGAAAGCAATTCCAGATAGCTTGCCCATCAAAAACCTTTATGCCTAGGTCAGGGTCTCCAGAATTGCAATCAGGGCAAGGGAATCTTTTCTCGTATCCTTCCTCTAAGTCTAAGGTATCAAGTAATCTGTATACCCTACTCGCCATCGTAAGAATTAACCTTATCTAAAACAGTTTTAGCACCTTCGGGAGTATTGACTGTATATGCATTTAAAGATGAAATGTGTTTATGTCCTGTGACTTGCATGATTGATACGGCATCTGCTCCTGCTTTGATCGCACGGGTAACCCAAGTCCTACGAAAATCCCGTATCTGTAAATGTTTAGGTAATTTTGCTGTTTCCTTTATCTGATTAGCAAACTTACTGACCTCACCTTTACGATAATGTGTATAGTCTTGACCCCTAGCAAATATAGGTAATGGACGAGGGCATACATAAGGTTGAAAACCAAAGGTATCTTTTTGTTGTTTAAGAACTGAAAGCAAATTATCTTCAACGTGAAGGTATACTTTAGCCCCAGTTTTACTTTGCTCTATATCAATCCTACACTTATCAAAATTAACTTGATCAAAACGTAGTTTTCTTACATCCCCTACTCGTTGAGCAAGCTCTGAACAAATCTGTGCTAGAACACCCATGCTTCGCCACTTGTACTCAGAGTAGGCTGTATCTAAGAATAAGTGGCATTGCTCTTTTGTCCACATAGTATCTCTACCTGTGTTAAGTTTACTCGAAACCAATCGCATTGGGTTAGAATCTATTACCTCTTGTTGCATACAATATTGAAATACTAGGTTAAGAGAATTCTTGCGTGAGTTAGCAGTACGAGTACCTGTGATAAGCCATTTTTCGTAGGCATCATTAAGCTGTTTGCTACCTATCTTATGTATCTTGTGTTCCCCTAAAGGCTTACCACACACAACAGTCTTTCGGGAGTGATCTTGTTGATAGATATAATCTTTTTGTGTATTACCTTTTTTAGTTTTAAACGTATTTGTTTTTCGATATAATTCTATGTAATTATTTAATGTATTATTTTCTTTTAGCATTTTTTGTTTTCCTCCTTTTACCTGCACCTTTACTTATTGTATATGATGCGGCTGATGTACATACACAAAATATCATTAAGTAAATAATTAATAACATAATTATTAATGAAAAAATATTACTGACTGCCCAATTATAATCCATGTTTAATAAACTCCGAATTGTATGACACGCCATCTATCGTAAAACTAATTGTTGAATGGCTGTACTTTTGCACTGATCTTCTAATAGGTTTAGGAACTTCCTCACAGTATCTTTCAGTCCTGTATCCTACAATGTAGGGCTCTCTCTTAGCTGAAGAAGCTAAACCCCCTGCAACAGCCCCTCCCAGGGCTCCCTTATCATCGCCAGTAAGAGCTTTACCTATTATGCCACCTAGTATTACTCCACCTAGTATCTGTTGCCCTGTAGGGTTATAATTAGGCACTCTGTATATAGGAATCTGTCGGTCATCACACTTGATGTACATTTTATTAGTAAACTCAGTGATCTGATCATAATGATCTACAACTGTACCTTCTATCTTAGTATCTGCCCTAGTCATTTCAGCGTATAAGACAATAATCATAACTACAGTTACCCCTGCTATAAGTAATACATTTCTCATTCTTCTATCCCTCCTTCAATGGGTGCAAAATCATCTCTATCATACACATGATAAATTTTATAGTTAGTTTTATCAATCTTATCTACTCGCCATTGCCCAGATATCCTGTATCCAGATTTACGCAAGTTGCTGATAACCTTAGTTAGGCTACGTATCCTGTACCTATCTCTAGCTTCATCATTAGTGATCGTGCCTTTGTGAGATAGATGTCTAATTATTTTCTTATGTTGATTCATGTTAACTCCTTAATTAAAAAATATAGCGTTACTAAAGATGCTATTGCTAAAATTATTATCAGTCTTCTATATGTTAGTTTCATTCTTTATCCTCTCTTTCTATTTTACTTACTACATAATCAGAAAGTATATCTCTGACCATTTGTTCGCCATGAGCATAGATATATATCTGCACCCAATATGCATCGTTTAGTTCTACCTTATATCGTATCCACTCAGGTTTAGGAAATATCATCTTATCTATCCTTCCTAACTATATGTACTGTCTCTAGATATCGTAGCCTTGTATCAGTCTTATCATGTTTTAAGTCAGCAATATCTGCTTTGGTTCTTAACTGCTGTATTGTGTCCTCAGCATTCTTTAACCTGACTTCATAGTGTCTGAGTTCAGCAATTATCTTAACAATCTCAGTTGTATTCATTAATCCTTCTCCTCTTCATTAAAGTAATATACCTCAAGTGTTCTTAGTAATTCTTTAGCTTTATAATCACCTCGCTCTGTCATGTCTCGCAAGCATTGCCCCCGAACAGCCATTAAATGGGGCTAATACATTTATACCTTTTTCCATTGTGTTATCCTTCTCCCTCTATAACGTACCTTAACTTAAAATACCCATTGCCATCTACCCATTGAAACCAACCTTCACGCCAGTCAGACGCATTGTAGTCAGTCCAATCTTCAGAACGATCTCTATTAATCTCTCCTAAAACTTGGGGTAAAGTCCAATACAAAAATTTCCCTGTTGTAATGTCCTTTACTTTGTATAAATCCCCCATCAATCCATCCACCCATCATTATATACTGCATCAGGGAAAAACTGTTTGATGTATACCAATGCTTTACCTACTGCTTGGGATGCTGAGACATTACCTTGCACCCAACCACAAGACACTACGTTGATGTCTTCAGCTATACGTTTGCCCTTGCGTATGTAAGGTATGCTGATACCCTTACCGCCACAACAAGACCCCATATCTTCTGAGCCATTATTCTGCCACGTATCGTACCAGATTTGCTTGGCGGTATCTATCTCTAGCTTTAGCATCTTCAAGTCTTCCTCTTGATATGCCATAACTTTATTGGGGTTTTTAGTATAATACTTAGGTGCTAACTTCATAATTCATCTCCTTCTATTTGACATTCGTGACACATATAACCCTCTTCATAAAAGGAATCTACGCCATCTTGGCGATCCGCATAAATCCTATTAACAAATTTACCCGAACCAAAACTAGTATCCTCTCGACACCATAAACAAATGTTATCCATTTACTGTATCTTTAACTGGTGCAAAGTCCTCTCTATCTAAAACGTAGTACTGTTTATAGGGGGTACGCCTAACCTTATCAATTTTATTGACTGACAAAATTCTGTAACCCTTACGTCTAAGCTCTGATATAACTTTAGTTAGAGATAATATGTTGTAACAGAAGACAGCCTCTCTAGTAGAAATACTAGCTTTAGTTTTTAGGTGAGTTATTACTTTTGTTTCTTGTACCATTATATGATTCCTTTCTTGTTATAATGTACCCCTTTATGACATACTTGAACTGATAATACAATAGCAGTTATTTTACTAGGCACTTATCGTAGCATTAAAATACCAGGAATATTAAAACGTGCAGCCGTCCTGGATGACCGATGTATGACAGTACCAGGAAGTTTATGACAAATAAAAAAGAGGACAGCCCGTGGTCTGCCCCCCTATAATTTTTATACATATACTATGCTATCATTTTAAAACCCCCCTCTATTGTTTTGCTTCTACCTTCCATTAAGTACGATATCTTTGTTTTAGACTTGTTCTTAATGGGTGCGTGAATGTAGGGTCTATCCCACTTACCTACGTGAACACTTATATAATACGCTGTATCGAAATGATCGTACATTGCATCACTTTTGTCATACCATTTTGTACCTTTCATAGCCTTGAACAGGTCATCAAAAAAATCTAGGCACTCTGGTTGATCTTTGTAATACTTTTGGTAATGGTATTG